TTTAGTAGTGCTTTCGTTTTGTTGCACACCTGTTTTAGTAGTGCCCTCGTTTTGTTGTACATCTGTTTTAGAAGTTTGTTCATTTTGCTGTACACCTGATAAGTTTATAGCTGTTATAGGTTCCCCATAAAAATTAAAACCCCAACTTTCTGCTGCTTTTCTATCAATATTTCTTTGTGCTTCTAAACCTCTTTTTCTTCCGTTATAAAAATCTAAAATTTCTGCTTTACTACGTATACCCATATCGTTATATAAAAGTTTAGCGTTATACTCTGCATCTTCGGTTAGCGATGGAGCGCCTTGAAACTGTTCAACATACATAGCTTGAACATTAGGGTCTTTTAAATCAGGTAATACTGTCTGCGTAAATGCTGCATTTAATATAAGGTCAGAGGCTGTTTCTGCACCTTGAGCAGCTGATATAATACTTTTTATTTTATTATTAGCATCATTAAGATTAGAGTTTGTTCTTTGAGCTTGCATGCTAAATATGTTCTTTTTTTCTGCCCTTTTACTTTTATAATTTTTATAATCACCATTTAAAATCATTATAGCTTCTTGCTCATTTAATATTCCGTCTTCAAAACCAGCTTCTACAAATATGTTCATTTGATTTTCAAACCTATCAAGGCTTGTTAAAAATTCAGCTGTAGACATATCAGAGCCTTGGTTGTCTTTAAATTTTATATTAGGAATTCTTTTTAGTTGACCGCTTTCAAACATACCAAATCTACTACCTAAAGTAAGTTTAAGTTGTTTAACTTTACCAAGCTGCTTAGCTATCTCTCCGTTTGCACCATCTTTACTTTTTATTTGATTAAAATAACTAATAATTTCATCTTGATTTAAATCAGAAAATCTTTTATTAACAGTTACGTTTCCATCTACATCATACAATTGAATATTTTTTGTCATTAAAGAACCGACTTCATCGCCAATATTTTGAATTTGAGAATAAGAACTTCTAGCGTCTGATATGCTTTTACCAATAGCTTTATGGGTGGCATCATAATCTGCACCACCAACATGGTCTATGGATTTATATATATTTTCTGCGTAAGATATATCAGAAGGGTCATCTGATTGTGCTATTAAACTAGAGGTAACTGCAAGCGCTGATAAAGCTTCTTTTTCTTTATTTTCTTGTTCTTTTTTATATTGTAACCCTATGTTTTGAACAGTATTAAGTATTTGCAAAGTTTCATTTAATCTTTGCATAGGGTCTTTCCCTAAGTTTAAATTTACATTAGCTCCTGCGGGTAATATTTTAACCAACTGTTATTCTCCTTGCTGTTGACTAATTAATCTTCCATAATCATCTAGTTGTGAATATAAATCTTGTAATGCTTGACCTCTTTGT